TTTTTATCCTGCGCATGAGCTTCTTGAAAGCGAAGAAAAAAATAATTTTTTTGTAGATGACAATGGATCTTTTGCGCCTGGTTACATCAGCTTGTCGAACTTGATGTCAATAACTTCTTCGATATTAGAGCCAAATTCTAATGAAGAAAGAAAATTTTTGCTGAATCAGTCATTTATAAAAAGCATGGCTGATTATCCTTTCGACGGATCAGTCTTAGAGCCCGAAAATCCAACAAGGACAAACTACGCTAATCCACCTGAAAAAACTTACGTCAATCGCTTGAACGAAATTGTTCTTTCTGGAACATACGAACAGGTTAGAGATGTGCACGAAAGCGCTCCTCTTGGGACTCTTATTAGAACCAAAGACTCAAGTTCTAATCAAGTTACCATGTTCGACATAAGCAACCTTTATTATGGCTTGAACATATTGCCTGGTTCTTTTACGATAACAGACAACAGCCTATCAGGTTCAGCAGGGTCAATAAAAATAACCATTAAAGACGACGGGCATGGCACACTTTATAGATCTGATAGCGCTACGACGAACTGCACATGGAACGCAATCGGGACCATTTTTTACAATGAAGGAATCGTTTTAATAAAGAACCCTCATCTGTACTTCTTCGGCAAAGACGGATTTGAGATGTCATTTAAGGGAGAGCAAAACATACATGTGCTGAGATTTGACATAGTTGCTCCTTCAAATCACCTAAATTCTTCTTCAAATCCTGCTTTTATCGATGCGCCAGCCACTCTCAGACCGAACGAGTATGACTCTAAATTTGTGTACATAACAGGAATAAACTTTCATGATGATAACTTGAATGTAATCATGAAAACTCAACTTGCGCAGCCGATCATGAAGAGACATTCTGATAAAATAGCTTTTAAAGTAAAGTACGACTTTTGAAGAGCACACGAAGAAAAAAAAAGAAAAACGGTAGATACAGAAGAGGAATTTACTCTTCTCCCGTTGCAGGCATTTGCAAATTTAGATCTTCGTGGGAAGAAAAATACATGTGTTATCTTGACAACAACTCAGAGGTTGATGTGTGGTCATACGAAAAGCTAGCTATCGAATATGTAGCGAACAAGTCAACAGGAAAAATTAGAAAGTATTATCCTGATTTTCTTGTGCAGCTCAAGTCTGGATCTAAGCTTGTTGTCGAGATCAAACAAAAAAGAAAAATTGACACCTTAGCCGTAAAGAAAAAAACGCAAGCAGCTGAAAAATGGTGCTCTGAAAATGGAGCTTCTTTTGTACTCATCACAGAAATTGAGCTAAAAGAATTGGGCATTTTGTAATTTACTCGCACAAGCTTCTGCCCTATATTTAAAAGATGGCTTATCACGGCTACATACCCTACATCAAGTCTTTTCTTTCTAAGATAGAATCTCCTTCAGTTTTAGAGATAGGGCTCGATGTCGGCATGACAACGATTCCTATTACGACTTTCATGTCACGTGTGAGCAAGAATTTTCAATTCTGCGGAATTGACGTGCTCGTGAAAGATCAGCTCAAGATAATTCTGAGCAACATAGATAGATCGCCTGGGCAAGTAATAAAAATTTTTGAAGAAAATAGCCTAAAAATCCTTCCAGCGCTTTCCGAAGCGGGTGAGAAATTTGACGTCATATTGATTGACGGAGACCACAATTATTACACTGTCTGTCAAGAGCTCTCATACTTGAACTTGATCTCAAAAGAGAACAGCCTAGTGATTGTTGATGACTATCATGGACGTTGGGCAGAAAGAGACCTGTGGTACTCTGAACGTGATGGATATGAAAGATCTGATGCTACACAAAAAGTTAACACTGATAAGCAGGGTGTCAAGACAGCAGTAGATGAATTTTTGTCGAAAGAAAAAGAATGGGAACTGTTCTGTCCTATAAAAGGTGAGCCCGTCATTTTAAAGAGAACACGAAGAACTGAGACATAGAAATAATCTGAATAATTGCTGTTGTGACAACAACAAAAATATAAAAAAAGTTTTATAAAATGCATCTGAGCAACAAGAGAGCTAAATGGTGAGCATATTCGTCGGTCTAGACGTCAGCACTTCATGCACAGGCGTCGCCATCTTAGATGCAAAAAAAAGCTCTATCATCACGCTTGACAGGATAGAATACAAAAAGTGCAAAACGCTGTGGGAAAAAGCAGACGTCACAGCATGTTACTTAGAAAAATACAAAAAAGATCTTGAAAATGCTTGTGTCGTAGCGCTTGAAGAACCTCTCATGGGATTTAGAGCTGGTATGTCTTCAGCTGCCACGATTACTACGCTGATGAGGTTCAACGGAATAGTTTCTTACATATCAAGAGATATTTTCAAAGTTGATCCTTTGTATATTTCTTCTTCAACGGCAAGAAAACTTTGCGGTGTTAAAGTCCAAAAAACTTCTGTCGCGGGGCTGTCAGGTAAAGAGCAAGTCTTCAAGCACATGTCTGAGCATGATCTCAAGAGCATAGCGTGGCCCACAAAAAAGAATGGTGAACCCGTGGAGTGGAGCCGCGACGCAACAGACGCGTATGTCATTGCGAAAGCTGCGAGTGTCCAGAGCGTGAAAAATGACAAGTAGTGGCGTTACAATCATGTTGTGCAGTCTCTTTCAGACAAAATAAACTTCTACGAATCGATATTCGGCAGAGGTCGCATTTCGGGGAATGGAAAAAATTTTGATGTAAGATGTCCGATCTGCAATCCGATAGATCCGACGAAGAAGAAACTAGCAATTCGCACGACTGATGATGCGAATCACTGCTGGTCTTGCGGATGGAAAGCAAGATCTCTTGCTCCTCTTCTTAGAAAATACGGCACGATCGAGCAACTTGCAGCTTATCGAGAAATTACAGGAAAAAATTATCAATCATTAATCACTGCAGACGTAGAAAAAGCTCAAAAAGTCGAGCTTCCAAAAGATTTCAAGCTTCTTCATAGAGCCAATGAGTCTGATCCTGACGTCAAGGCAGCGTGGAGATACATTTATTCAAGAAAAATCTCTGATAAAGATGCTTGGTACTTCAAGCTAGGAGTCTCTGATGAACCAAAGTGGAAGAGACGAGTCATCATGCCTTCATTTAACAGCGAGGGAAACATAAACTATTTTATTGCACGCGCAATCGACAAAGACAAAAAACCGAAATACGACAACCCAGAAGTCGACAAGAATCCCATCATTTTCAATGAGATCAATGTAGATTGGTCAAAAAGACTTATCCTAGTAGAAGGTGCGTTCGATCTCATTAAATGTCCCGAAAATTCTGCTGCACTCCTTGGGTCTGATCTCGACGAGCGTCACGAAATCTTCAATAAGATACTTCTCTACGGAACGCCTGTAGCCCTCGCCCTTGATGGTGACATGTGGGACAAAAAAACCCCAAAGATAGCGAAGAAGCTCATGGAATACAACATCGACACGATCGTAGTAGATGTCAGACCCTGGGGCGATCCAGGTAGCATGTGCAAATCAGAGTTTGAGGACGCGCTGAAAGAAGCAAAGCCCATGAGCTGGGATGACAACTTTAACAGAAAATTAAAAAAGGCTCTTGAAGTTCGATTCAGCATTTAATTGAACACAAGCGTCACAAAGAATACTATCTAAAAGATGCGCATAGCACATATCGCGGACGTGCACATTAGATCTTTATCTAGGCACGACGAATATAAAGAAATTTTTTTAGCTTTTGCAAAAAGTTGCAAAAAGCAAAGAGTTGACTATATCTTCGTAGGTGGTGACATATACCACACAAAAACCTCAGGAATATCTCCTGAATATATAGACTTCCTTAAGTGGTGGCTTGAAACGCTGTCAACAGTGGCCCCTGTGCACATGATTCTTGGAAATCATGATGGGAATCTTGTGAATCCATCAAGACAAGACGCGATTTCTCCTATTGTCAGCGCGCTTAACAATCCGAACATCTTCTTATACAAGAAGAGTGGTGTCTATGAATTTGAAAAGGGTTACAACTGGTGTGTCTTCAGCCTCTTCGATGAGGAGGGGTGGAGTTCAGTCAAGCCAGAAAAAGAAAAATTCAACATAGCATGCTACCACGGTCCGGTAAGAGGCTCAGTAACTGAGACGGGTTGGGACATTACAGACGGAATTACTGTTGATTACTTCAAAGACTATGAATTGTGCTTCTTGGGTGACATACACAAAAAACAGTTCTTAGGCTATAAGAATGACAAGCCTTGGATTGCTTACAGCGGATGTCCAATCCAGCAAAATTATGCTGAAGAGCTCGAGCACGGATATCTTCTTTGGGACATAAATGGACAAGACTGGTCCGTTGAGTTTATCAAGCTTCCTAACCCAAAGCCATACGTTACTTTAGAATGGAATGGATCGCACGAAGATCTTTTGAAATCTGCAGAAAAATATCCGAAGCTTTCTAGGTTTAGAGTAAAGTCTTCTGCGCAGCTTTCACAGAGCGATGTAAAAGTAATTTTAGAAGCTCTTAAAGCGACGCACACACCTACTGAGATTACTTTTAAATCTGATGTGAAGCATGACTCTTCGATTATAAAGTCACAAAACAAGATATTAGAAAAGAAAAGCATTCGATCACATGACACAGTGATGAGCTTGTTGCAGAGCTTTTCTAAAGAAAATAAATACACAAGTATCGACTGGAAAGTCGTTGATCTTGAAGTAAAAAAATATCTTGCTTCGGCTCTTCTTTCTGACGAGGTCACAAGGGGCTCAAGCTGGTCGCTACGACATCTGAAATGGGATAATCTTTTTTCTTACGGTCCTGATAATGAAGTAGATTTTTCTAAGTTATCAGGTATCGTCGGAATCTTTGGATCAAACAGGATAGGAAAATCTTCTATCGTTGGATCTATCATGTACTCTCTTTTTAACACTACAGACCGTGGCTCTATGAAAAATCTGCAGGTCTGTAACGTGCGGAAGCAATATTGCTCAGCAAGAGCTATCTTTGATCATGATGGAAAGACTTACATCACAGAGAGACAAACAGCTAAGTCTTATAACAAAAAAGGAGCGCTAGGCGCATCTACATCTCTTAATTTGTTCAGAATGAATGAAGACGGTGAAGCAGAAGATTTGTGCGGTGAGCAACGCACAGACACAGAGAAGGTGGTAAAATCTTTGATAGGAACGTCAGATGATTTTTTATTGACTTCTCTTTCTGCTCAGGGCGAGACTGGTGCTTTCATGCTTCTTTCTTCTGCAAAAAGAAGAGCGCTGTTGTCTAAATTCTTAGACCTCGACGTGTTTGACAGAATGTACGAATTTGCAAATAAAGATTTGCTAGCTTATAAAGCAAGATTAAAAAATTTGCCAGAAAAAGACTGGTCTGTTGTTGAAGAGAGCCATGAAAATCTTCGTATTTCTCTTAACAAAAAAGTCGAAGATTTTGCAGAGAAGATCTGCGCTTCACAATCTGAACTCTCTAATCTAAGAGCTGAGCTTGCAAGTCACAAAGATTTTAAGCCTGTGACTTTATTAGAAATTGAAGCGCAAGAAAAAACTGTAGCATCTCTTGAAAGACAGTCTAAAGAATGTAGCGCAAAAATAGCTTCTCTTGAGTCTGAAATATTCTCTTTGAATGAGAAACTTAAAGTTATTGAGCCTCTGCTAGATGTCGAAGAGCTTTCTTCTTTAAGATCGAGCCTAGTTGCGATCGAGGGAATTGAGAAATCAATCGCAACTCTAAAGCACACATACGAAAAAGAGCAAGTCACGCTGCAGCAACAGCAAAAGTCTCTAAAGCTGTTAGATGATGTTCCTTGCGGCGATGAGTATCCAACTTGCAAATTCATAAAGGACGCGCATGAAGCGAAAGCAAAAATCACAAATCAGCTTGAAGTTGAAGCAGCAGCGAGAGCTGCGTTGAATCGTGCGAATGATTCTTTAAAAAATTTCAATAAAGAAAACATCACATCAAAAATAGCGAAGCGCGAAAAAGCAAAAGACCTATCTTCGAGCGTTGCTCTTGAAATTTCAAAAAAAGAAACAGAAATAGAAAAATTGAGATCTTCCTGTGATTCTTGCACTTTTGAGCTTGTAAGAGCAAGTGAGAAGCTGTTGCACTTAAAAGAAGCTCTAAAAAATGAAGAAAATTATGAGGTTGTCAACCTCAGGTCAAAAATAGATGATTTATCTAAAAGCATCAAGGTGTGGGATCAAGAAAAAGTCTCTGCAGCGACTGAAATGGGCAGAACTATCTCCGACCTGGAGAAGCTTCGATTTGAAAAGAGCCAGAGAAGTGCTCTCCTTGCCGAGATGAAAAATCTAGAAATGATTTGTGAAGCTTTTTCGAAAAAAGGATTACCTCTTACTATTACGAAATCGCAGCTTCCTGTCATCAACTCTGAGATCACAAAGATCTTGAGCGGTATTGTAGATTTTACAGTTGAACTAGAAAATGATGAAGAGACTGATTCTACTGAAATATACATCAACTACGGAGATTCAAGAAGAATAATAGAGCTTTGCTCAGGTATGGAAAAAACAGTAGGTGCAATTGCAATAAGAGTTGCGCTTATCAATATTTCTACTCTTCCTAAATCTGACATGTTCATAATTGACGAAGGATTCGGCACACTGGACGAATCAGGTGTTGAGGCATGTAACAGGTTGCTCGTGAGTCTAAAGAAATATTTTAGAATTATATTAGTAATCACACACGTAGATGGTATAAAAGACATGGCGGATCACGTCATAGAAATTACAAAGAATGAAAAAGATTCTCAGGTGATAGTAGCATGACTTGGAAAGATTACCCAGGAAACAGATTGATAAAAGAGTGTGATGGATACTACATCATCAAACCAAAAAATGACTGTGGTGTTCTGCCCATCGCATGCCCAGTCTGCAGCTATCTTTTAAGAACGAAACAAGATGAAGAATCTTATAATCAGTTTGAATGTTGCGAAAGCTGCGAGCTTTTTTGGGCTCGCCCAAATCAAGAAAAATGGACGGAAGGATGGCGCCCAGAAAAAGACGCTGTCTTACGCAAAGTAGGCAAGAAGAAGCTCAATGTTGACATCAAGTTCTAAATTTCTTATAGAAGATTATAGTTATTGCTCGGTGCACAATGGCTGACATAAATCTTAACGCATTGGGTGAAGCGATAGATACTGCTTGGGGTAGATCTTCTTCACCCGTAGTAGGCGGTTTTGCAGTAAACATGAGCTTAGCTGGTCAAAATCAGTTGATACTCACATATCAGACCGCGATGAACTTTTCTTCTGAGCGTGAAATGCTTCGAGAAAAACAGTTTGAAGTTGAGCAAGCGTCTCGAAGCATCAAGGCTGTTATTGACAGCGTAAAACAAAAGTACAAAGACAGGACTGGGACGTCACTGAAGTTGAAAGAATCAAATTCTAGTGATTCAATTGAAATAGTTGGGATGAACATCCATACCCCTGCTCGAAGGGCTCTTTACAGAAGAAAGTGTGTGTTTGAAATAGCCTGATGACTGACAAAAAGCTTACGAAGCAGCAGCAAATCAACGAAATAGTCCGTTGCGGAAAAGATCCAGGCTACTTCATAAAAAATTACGCAAAAATTCAGCATCCTCTTAAAGGCACGATTCCCTTTGACCTGTTCCCTTTTCAAGAAGAGTGCTTGTCAGACTTTCAGAAGCACAGGTTCAATATCGTCCTCAAGTCAAGGCAGCTTGGATTATCTACAATCTCTGCCGCCTACGCCACATGGCTTGCAATCTTCTATAAGGACAAAAATGTACTTGTCATTGCCACGAAGCTTGCAACTGCTCAAAACTTCATAAAAAAAGTCGCAGTTCTTTTACAGTCATTACCAAAATGGCTCTTGATGCCGAAGTTTGAGCCTTCAAAGCAGCAGATATCATTTAGCAATGGATCACAGATAAAAGCAGTCCCGACATCAGAAGACGCAGGTCGATCTGAGGCCCTTTCTTTGCTCATCGTCGATGAGGCTGCTTTCATTAGAGATTTTGATACGATTTGGACTGGTCTTTACCCGACGCTTACAACTGGTGGTGCGGCAGTATTGATATCATCACCCAATGGTGTCGGAGGGTTGTATTATAGGTTGTGGGTTGAAGCAGAAGCTGGTACTAACGAGTTTAATCCGATTCGATTGCCTTGGACTGTGCATCCTGAGCACGACGAAGCTTGGTTTGCAAAAGAAACTAAGAACCTGCCGCGTCGAAAAGTTAGCCAAGAGTATCTTTGTGACTTTATAACTTCAGGTGACACATTCTTACAACCAGAAGACTTAGAAGAGCTAAGAGCGCAGATCACTCACCCATTAGAAAAAACTGGTTATGATAGAAACGTGTGGGTGTGGGACCACCCAGTGCCTGATAAATCCTACGTTATTTCTGCAGACGTTGCTCGAGGCGACGCAGCGGACTACTCGGCTTTTCATGTGATAGATCAATCAAACTGCGAAGTTGTCGCTGAATACATGGGAAAAATACCACCGGAAAAATTCGCAGATGTGCTTGCTGATTGGGGGAAAAAGTACAACAACGCGTTCATTTGCCCGGAAAACAACACATTCGGATATTTTGTGAATGTGAAGTTGAGAGATCTAGGGTATCCAAGACTATATTATCATAACCACCGCGGAGATCCTTTTTCTTACACGCCGATCGATCCTTCAGAGCTGCCAGGGTTTCCGACGAACCAGAAAACGCGTGTTCAAGTGCTTACAAAGCTTGAGCAGCTCATCAGAAACAAAGCTTTGAAATGCCATTCGCAGCGTCTATATGATCAACTCCAAGCGTTCGTGTGGAACAACAACAAGCCTATGGCGTCTAAAGACAGCCACGACGACTTGATCATGTGTCTTGCGATCGGTGCGTGGCTCGTCGAGGACGGATCAGGTACCAACGAGTCTGCGATGGCGATGGCTTATGCTATGTTGAAAGCGACTGGTGTTTCTAGAAGAGACATCGGAGAAATACCGAACGGACCCAACTCTGCCCAGCCGTACATATCACCGAATCTAAGAGCTGCGACGGGCCTCACACCGCAGAACGTTTACAAGCTTCGTGAACCATCACAAGTGAAGCATGTCGATGCAGGCTCAGATCCCCTAATTTCAGATTTATCATGGTTATATCGCTGAAGAAGAGATAGATATAAGAACACAGGAATGTAGCTATGTCAAAAAAAATTAATTCTTTTGATCTAACGGGTTTGATTGAAGTGCAGAAAAATGTTCTCATAGAGAGTGTGAATGCAGCTGGTGTTAAAGACTTGATCAGCGCTGTGACAGATCTTTACGATGAGATCAGCGAATTTGAGGCATCTGCTCCTCACGCAGCGATCAATGCGCTGACTCCGCACTTGAAGCAAGTGAAGGACACACTTGAGCAGATGATTGAGGCTCCCATGAGCTACGTTGATCGGTCTGAGCATGAAGAGAAAAAAAAGATAGTCTTATCGCCCGTTGAGACAGATGACGATTGAAGATCACACAAACTTGTGTTACAATCGCTGAGTAAAAGCTTAGATTCATCGGCGGACGAACAGTGTCAAAAAAAGAAGATAAAAATAAAAACCTATTTCAGCAGCTGACGAGGCTCTTCAAGAGTGGGCCTGTAGTCAAAAGAAAGATTCGTGCGCTCGATACGACAATAGCTGTATCTGACAAGTCAAAGTCGTCCGCGGCTTTGCTATTCCAAAGGTCTGTCTCTCCCACTTACTCGACCATCACAGCTAACTCTTATAATCTGTCAGAAAGGCTGATGAGGTACCAAGATTTCTGCTTCACTGGCGACACACTCGTTGCCACATCAGAAGAAAATGGATCTTCAAGAATCGATGAAATAGTCGAGAGGTGGGAAGCCGGAGAGAGAGACATTTGGACTTTTTCTTATGACGTTGTAACGAAGTCTGTTGTAGCTGCGAGAATAACGAACGCAAAGTGCAATGGAACAAGAAGTGTTATATCTGTCACTCTTGATGATGGGTCTGTGATTAGATGCACACCTGACCACAGGTTCATGTTGAAAGATTCGTCATACGTTGAAGCCAAAGACTTGCAACCCGGCACTGCTTTGATGAGATTCAGTCGCGCAAATTTTGTTACTCCTTACAGGTATGTTCAAACTCATGCGCGAGGATGGAAGCCCGAACACGTTCTTGTAGCTGAAGCAAACGCGGGGAGGTTTTGTGTTGAAGGTGAGCATGTTCATCACAAAAATCTTCAGCATAAAGATAACAGACCGCAAAATCTAGAGATCATGACAGAGCATGATCGCATGTCTTTGCATGCAGAAATAAATAAACTTCGGGAAGGTTTTGATAAATTTTCAGATTTTTCTAGCCAGTATGAGAATCACAAGGTTGTTTCAGTAATAGACCACGGAGAGTCTGATCTTGTTTATGACATAGAAGTGGCAGGTTATTCTAATTTTGCTTTGGCAAAAAAAGATGATGTATTAGGCTCGCAAGGTATTGTAATTGTTCATAATTGTGAAATGGAGTATACTCCTGAGATTGCTGCTGCTCTTGACATCTACGCTGATGAAACTTGTGCGCAGGATGAAAAAGGCAGAGTGCTACACGTTTATTCTGACAACGAAAAGATCAAAAAGATTCTAGAGGATCTTTTTTACAACACTCTCAACGTCGAGTTTAACCTGAGGTCGTGGGCACGCAATCTTGTTAAATATGGAGACTTTTTTCTCTACAACGATGTATCACCGTCTCAAGGTGTCATTAACGCGTTCCCAATCCCTGTCAATGAAATAGAAAGAGAAGAAAACTATGACAGAGAGGACCCTTTCGCAGTCCGCTACAGGTGGACCACAATGGGAAATCGAACGCTTGAAAATTGGGAAGTCACACACTTCAGGTACATAGGGAACGACATGTTCCTTCCTTACGGATCTTCTGCGATTGAGGCTGCTCGCCGCATCTGGCGTCAACTCATTCTGCTCGAAGATGCGATGCTCGTTTACCGTGTCGTCCGCGCGCCTGAGAGAAGGGTGTTCTACGTTGACGTCGCTAACATTCCTCCTGAAAATGTGCCGATGTACGTCGAAGAGCAAAGAAAGAACTTACGCACAAATCAAGTCATAGACAGGAACACAGGAAGAGTAGACCTGAGATATTCACCTCTCAGCGTAGAAGACGATTACTTCATTCCCGTACGGGGAAGTGAGAGCGGCACAAAGATCGACACGTTGGCAGGCGGTCAGAACGCTGCGTCTGTAGAAGATGTCGCTTACATTCAAAAGAAGCTTTTCGCAGCGCTGAAGATACCCAGGGCTTACTTGGGCTACGACGAGATGCTGTCGTCGAAAGCTACTCTTGCTCAAGAAGACATAAGATTCTCTAGAACGATCAACGTGATCCAGAAGACGATAGTCTCTGAGCTGAACAAGCTTGCAATCATACACTTGTACGCTCATGGATTTGACAACGAAGATTTGCAGAACTTCGTGCTGCGGCTCTCTAACCCGTCGACAGTTGCACAGCAGCAAAAGCTTGAGCTGTGGCGTTCAAAGTTTGAGATTGGTGGAGCAGTGCCTGAAGGGATGGGCAGCAAGCAGTTCGTGCAAAAAGAGATCTGGGGGTTGAACGATGAACAGATCACAATGATCAACCGTCAAAGAAAAGAAGAGAAGCTCATTGACGCTGACCTTGAAGCAACATCCGCTGGCGGTGACGAGAGCGGAGGAGGAGAGGACATGCTCGGAGGAGGAGAAGAAGCTGCTGCAGGCGGCGAAGAAGCTGCCGCAGGCGGAGAAGAGGAAGCTGCAGGTGGCGGAGAAGACTTGTTCGCATCTGACGAGCCCGCTGACGACGCAGCTCCTGGCGCGAAGCTGCTCTTGTCGATCGATGAGCTTGAAGAAGACATGCCTAACTTGTACGAAAAAGACGTGCTTCCAATCAAGAAATCTTCAAAGTTGAAGAAGCACGCTTGGGGCTCAGCCCCTTACAGTCAAGAAAGAGCACAGTACAACAGCAATAGAAGAAAAAAGCATTCTTTGCATGAGCCTGATTTGAATAAGATGGTTTCAACGCATCAATCTTTGAGCGATCCTTATGACTCTAAGTCTTTGAATCTAATTGGCGAGTCTGCTGCCTACACGAGCCTTTCTCCCGACATGCTTTCTTCGCTAAAGAAGATGTCAAGTGCGCTCGGAATCGTCCACAAGAAACCTGACGGTCTGCTCGTAGAGGGACAAGAAGATTCTCTTGACATTGAAATAGAATAAATTTCGCAATATCTATTACTACCCGCACAAATGAAGGGAATTGACCCGAATGTCATCCTCACACAACAAAAAGAGAAACACAGGACTTCTATACGAATTCTTAATAAGAACAATCTCAAACTCGCTCGTAGAGAACGATAAGCAGAAGTCCTCTAAAGCTCTAAAAATCATAAAGCAAAGCTTCAGACCAGGCACAGAGCTGTACAGAGAATTTAGACTTATAAATTCTTTAATAAAAACTACAGTGTCTTCTGAGACGGTTGCGGGTTCTATCATTTCAGAAGCTAAAGTTGCAGCTCGGAGCATTGACTCTGAAGCGCTCGATCGACAAAAATCTATCTTAATTAAGAACATTAACCACCAGCTTCAAGATGAAAATTTCTACGATCAACACGTCAACGAGTACAAAATATTTGCCACTGTTCAAAGCCTGATTAACAGCTGGCGATCAAAAGACACGAACCTGCAGAGGCTCGCTGAGTACGAAGATCAACTCGTGAATTGGCTTATGGTCCATAAGGATGAAGCACCTCAACAATTTGTCAATGAGAACACAGTGGGAACGAACAGGCTCATCCTCAAAGTAATGATGAAAAAATTGAGCGAAAAGTACGATGGAGTTCTGACTCCTGACCAAAAGTCTCTCATAAAAGCCTATGCATTTTCAACTGCAAGTGAAGACCAGAGCACAATCATCAAAAAAATGAATGAAGTCAAAGAAAAGCTCGTCGAATCGATAGACTCATACGTCACTTCAGAAGATTCTTCTGTTTACTTGCACGATCGACTTAAAAACATTAGAGAAAAGCTCAATGAAGGAGTCACGAAAATTGATGACTCTACCGTGTCAGAATACATGCTTTACGCAAAGCTTGTTGAAGAATTAACTTCGGGAGGGTCAGATGCCTGATCTAAAGCTCATAAACTCTTACGAGATATTCAACTACACTCCTGAAATGATCAAGGAGTCAAGAGAAAAAAACAACGGCAAGATTACGATGAAGGGAATCTTGCAAAAAGCGGATACGTTGAATCAGAATGGTCGGATCTATCCTAAAAAAATCCTCGAAAGAGAGATAAGGAATTACCAAAAGTTCATTGTAGAGAATAGAGCTTTGGGTGAGCTTGATCACCCAGATTCTTCTGTCGTAAATCTAAAGAATGTTTCTCACATCGTGCGAGAAGCTTACCTAGAAGGTGACGTTGTTTACGGCACGGTTGAGATACTCGACACACCTTCAGGAAAGATCTTGCAATCTTTAGTAGAGAGCGGAGTAAAGCTTGGAATTTCTTCAAGAGGAGTGGGCTCGACAAAGAAGCAGGGAGAATACCAAGTTGTGCAGGATGACTTCCAGCTTATATGTTGGGATTACGTTTCTGAACCCTCGACTCCCGGTGCTTTCATGATGGCTGAGGGTCGAACGCTCGATCCTTCTTCTTTAAAGAGCATATTCAATAAATCTGATCGCATCAACAGGATAATAAATGACATTCTCATGCCAGAAGTAGTATAATATTGCAAGCTTTGAAGCGGAGAATCGATGAAATTATCAAGAGACAGCCTAAAAGAAATAGTGAAAGAATGCCTCATAGAGATTTTAGCAGAGGGCGTCGGAGCCACTAGACTAAAAGAGTCAATCGGCAAACGACAGTCTTATGCTCCTCTTCGCGAGCACCAAGCTGTAGCAAAAAGACCACAATACAACGAAGCTCTAGATAAGAAAAGAATCAATGATCTTATCAGGCATGAGTCTAAGGGTGATCCTGTGCTAGCGTCTATTTTAGCTGACACTGCAGCAACGACATTGCCCACGATGATGATGAGCGAGAACAACAAACACATTCCAGCCCCAGCAGGTTCAGTTGAGTCAGTTGTAGCGGCAAGCAAGCCTGAAGATTTGTTTGGCGACGAAGCAGCGTCGAAGTGGGCTACACTTGCTTTCGCTGATGTTCCAAAGAAATTTTGACAATTTGTTTTTTAGAGAATAATTAACACATATAAGGTACGCAAATGAAACTAACTTCGAACGTTTTAAAGAAGATCGTGATGCAAGAAGTTGCTAAATTCAAAGCAATGAAGTCGACAGAATCCGCCGCAAAAGACGCCGACGAGGTTGACGCAGACGAGCTTGCAGACACGCTTGAGAATCCGCACAACTATTACAAGGCTCTAGGGCTTGAAGAGGCGAGACTCGTAAAACGTCTGAAGAAGATTCGTGAAGCAAAAGCGATTCTTAAGAACTCCTGAATCACACAATGAACGTCAAGAGGTGAGAAATGCCGGGTCAAGGAAAATACACAGTTTTTGCTCCTGAAGCTAATCCTAAAAATTTGTTGTTGGCGACATTGTTCCCAGCATCTCCCACAAGCGCGTTCGTGGGTCAAGAAAAAGAATACAGAGAAGCAGTAGTCGCTGCAGGAAATCAGTACCTGACGAGCCCAAGCGTCACAGGCGATGCATACTTTGGTCCAGGAGTGAACAGAGATTACTCACTGGCTCCTGACATCCTTGCGGGCGCAGAAGGAGCCTGGAAGAATCCAGGCGATCCCGCTAATTCATTTGCACCTGACCTATCTTCACCCGGTCCTGGCAAAACTGAAGGCACTGACAAGAGCAGTGATCCAGGCCTTGGCGCTTCTGATATCAAGCCCTCTTATGTGCCGGGCGGTCCTACAACAGGAACAAGGTCGCCTGCGGAGCAGGCAAAGAAGATTGCAGCTCTTGTTCTGGGCAGCAGCGGCAAGCTTGGAACATCAGACTCGTCGTCTTGAAAAGTTTACGGAGAAATAAAAATGTCAAAACAGCTCTATGAAGAGGCACTCGCTGACGTAAAAAAGATAAAAGAAATCGCAGAAGACAACGCAAAACGTGCTGTCGTAGAGGCAGTTGCGCCTCGCATTAGAGAATTGATCGAGCGTGAGCTTCTAGGAGAGTCACGAGAAGAAACAAAAGGGCACGCTGAAAATCTTTTGACTGATGAGCCTACAGAAGAGAGCGCAACAGAAACTGTTCCGCTTGAATCTCTTGTAGTAGATCCAGAAAGCAAGGAACAACAGACAGAAAACTCAGCGATTGCTTACGTTTCAAAGAGTCTCGACAAAGTTGAGCGTCTACTCACTATGTCAGAAAATTCGCAACACTCAGCCGAAGACTTGGCAGGGCTTGTTACATCACTCGGCAAGATGTACGAAATTGTGAAAGAGAATGCCGACAGCTTGTCCCAAAAGCTTGGGTACAACTTAAAGATCCGTAACTGTTTAAAGAAAGTAGAAAAGCTTCAGGAGAACATTAACATGAAAAAAAGAACGAATCGCTTAAGCGAGGCAGACGTCCTATTGAGGCTCACAGGAGTTCCTGACGAGCTTTCACTTGAAGATTTAGGAGTAGAGCTCGAGCCATCAGGAGAGGGAGAATCTGAAGAAGCTCCTTCAGACGAAGAGGCCGATCTTGATCTTGACCTCGGAGGCGAAGAAGGTGACGAGGGTGAAGAAGGTGACGAGGGTGAAGAAGGCGAAGAAGGCGAAGGCGGAGAAGAAGTCGAAGAGATGACAAAATACGAATCACGCCGCCTTAGTGACAATGTCATCGTCGAGATTGACGAGGGAATGCTCCGCAGAGAGATCTCTCGCATGAAGGCTCTCCGTGAAGCAAAAGAAGACGTGCAGGCTTGGGGCCATGGCCCAGGTGACGTCTCTTCAGAAGAAGACTTCGAAGCTGACGACATGGGAGATCCCCTCGAGCTCTCTCTCAGAGAGTCAGACTGCGCCAGTGAAGCTGACGCCGAGCAGCCAGTCACGACTGAAAACGACATGAATAAAGATGAGGAGAATCCCGCAACCGAGATGCATGTTGAGTCGCTCCGCCGTCGCATGGCTCACGAGCTGAAGCTCCAAGAGACCCTCAAGAGCAGAGCAGCCTCTGCTGCGCGTCTTTATGAAGCAGCGCAGGCAAGATTCCGCAAGTCGACTACCCTTGCCGAGCGCAAAGACGTCTCACGTCGAGGTGCAGAGCATAAAGCTGCTTACACAAACTTTGCAAAGCGCTACAACGAGTCAGTGAAGCGCTTTACCAGCCTATCGAGAGCCCTCGCAGAGGCGAGCGCTCCACGCAGTGTGCGTTCGAATAACGCCGCAAGAAGACCTGTCGCGAGCTCAGGTGACACCAAGCTCCGCAACAAGTTGGCAGAAACTAATCTGCTCAACGCCAAGCTCATGTTCACGAACAAGCTCCTCCAGTCAGAAGCGCTCACCTCGCGTCAGAAATCGCAGGTCATCGCGCAGCTCGACGAGGCGCAGACACTCCGTGAAGTGAAGCTTGTATACGAGAGCCTCGCAAAGACTCTGTCGACGCCTCGTAAGACTGTGACGGAGAGCCGAGTTCTCGGTTCATCATCACAGGCGACACGTTCGGCCTCACCTCAAACGTTGAATGAGGGCTTTGAGGCAGAGCGTTGGGCAAAGCTCGCGGGCATATCAAAGTGACGCCCAAGAGCTCATAGATTAATCTTTCAAATTGTTTATAGGAGAAACCACATGAAAAGCTTTACGATTGATCAGCTTGCACAGGGCATCAGAGAGCGCCACGTCGGCGCAGAGCGTGCCCGCCTCACAGAGAAATGGAGCCGCACAGGGCTCCTCCGCGGCCTCGACGGCACTCGCCGCGAAGTCATGGCACAGCTCCTCGAGAACCAGGCAGCACAGGTCCTCAAGGAGAGCAACAGCCTCTCGACCGGCGGCGGGAACGTCGCTTCGAGCGGACAGATCCAGGGATTCACGAACATCGCATTTCCGATCGTTCGTAGAGTCTTCGGCGGCCTCGTTGCAAACGAGCTCGTGTCGATCCAGCCGATGAGCCTCCCTTCAGGTCTCATCTTCTACTTAGACTACACCTACGGCTCGAACGTCGGCGCAGCACAGAGCGGTGAGTCAGTCTACACCCGTGGCCAGTCAGTCTACAACAACCCCACAGGTAAAGGCGTCCAGAGCGGATCGCTTGCAACAGGCGGTATGTACGACCTCGTCAACACCGGCTACTCGAAGGTGACAGGCTCGATCGTCGGCACATCGCTCGCTACGGCAACAACTGCCGTCGGTTATTGGTCAGGCGCAGACGGCAACGGTCCATTCGCTGCAGGTATGCTCTCGGGCTCAACTGACTTCAGCGGCTCGAACGCTCGCTACATGGACTTTGACGGACAGATCGAGACAGCGCTCGCGACGAACGCTCTCGACGCTTGCTTCCTCTACGTCTCTTCTTCGCTCTTCACAGGAGCGAATGCTGCGGCGGACGTCCTTGCGGTGGACCAGGTCGCACTCTTTGCAGGCGTGACAGGAGCGACTGCATGGGGCGAGACGTTCCAGGGCGGCACAGGCGTTCTCAACCTCCGTCGCTTGAACAAGAGAGGAAACTGGTCGCTCAACGGCTTCACTGTTGATCCTCTCAACGGTTCACACGTCCAGCTCGTCGTCAAGGGCGCAAACGCTGCGCAGCTCGTCGGCGCAGCAGGCGGACGTTTCACTTTCGCACTCAAGGCAGGCCTCACGGTCGACAGCAACAGCGGAGCGACGCTCACTGTTCCTTCGTTCGAGTCTGACTTTGGTTCGACGCCACAGCCTGCAATCCCTGAGATCGACATCAAGATCGAGTCGATTGCAATCACGGCAACGACCCGCAAGCTCCGCGCTCGCTGGTCGCCAGAGCTCGCACAGGACCTCAACGCTTACCACAGCATGGAC